GCATACCTTTACCAGTTATGACTTTAAATGGTGTTACAGGTAGGTTATTTTCAACCCACACCATAGCTTCTGGTGTGTCAGCATCTACTACAATAAATTTACCACAAACTATAGCAACAACTAAGTCATCTCGATCTTTAAACCATTCATCAATTTTTTCTCTTGGAGGTCTTTCGGTTTTGTATTGTTCCCACGAACCTAAATTTTTAGGAGGTTTTTTATCTGCTCTTTGTAGAGGTACTACACTATAACCTTCTTCGTAATAAGTAACTGCTAATTCATAAGGAGAATCATTCTCCGACAAATTAAGCTGAAACATTTACTAGACAATTTCTGATAAACGACCATAAATAGACTCATAATCCAAGCGGCCTTCTGTCGCTTTTATAATTGCGTGAGTCTGCTTTATTGATGGCTGTCTGTAACCATACCTCCAAGCTTTAACAGAAGCCTCTGAACACCCAAATTTTTCAGCTGCTTCTTTCATACCTAAAAATTCTATATATTCTTTTAATGTGTAATGTTTCACTTTCCTATCCTTGTGTTTTGGGGTTACGCCTACTTTTTCTAAAGTTGCTAAATTCTTCGTTGATAAAGCTTTAGTCCTATAATAATAATTTGCTAACCAAGTGTTGTTTGTTTCCATATACTTCTCCGAAAAAATAAGTTTTACATATTGTAAAGTTTTGTTTATAATAAATCAAGTTCATAAAAAGCGAGGTGAAGATGAGCATAAAAAATAAAATAGTTAGTCCAGAGCAACTTGTTGAAAAACAAGGCGCAAAGCTTTTAGTTTATGGTGCAGCAGGTGCAGGTAAAACAAAACTTTGTGCCACTGCTCCTGGAAAAGTATTAGTTTTGTCTGCTGAAGCAGGATTGTTATCCATAAGAGATGCAAAAAATGTAGACGCAGTAGAGCTAAAAGAAGCTGCAGAAGTTATGGAATTTCATAAAGCTTTAGATACAGGTGAATTAGAATATGACACCGTATGTCTAGATTCAATTTCAGAAATTAGCGAAATACTTTTGAATCACGAAAAATCTAAATCTAAAGATGCTAGACAAGCATACATGGAAGTACAAAACTCTGTTACAAATGTAATGAGAGCGTTTAGAGATCTACAAATGAATGTAATTTTTATTTGTAAGATGGATAAAACTATTGTTGAAAACTCAGTAAGTTTTGAACCTAAAATGGTTGGTGCTAAATTAGGACAAGCAATTACTTATTTCTTTGACGAAGTTTTAGCTCTTCGAGTTATAGAGGATCAAGACGAGGAGGGTAATGTCGTGAAAAGACGTTGGTTGCAAACTGAAATGGGTCAAGGTTATACAGCTAAAGACAGAAGCGGAAAGCTTGAACCTTTTGAAGCGCCTGACTTAAGTTCTTTGTTAGTTAAATTAGGATTTTCGAGCATCAAAGAAGAAGCTCCTGTAAGTCAACAAGCAATTAGTGGAGGTAAAAATGGCTGATTTTGAAGACGTAGCTTTTATAGAAAACTTAGAGGAGGTTTCTACTGGGCCACAGGTTGCTCCTGAAGGGGAGTATGTATGTAAAATTGTAGAGAGTACAAAGTATAAATCCAGAGCTGGCAACTATACGGTAAAAATGACTTATCAAGTTGATGGCGGTAATTTCAAAGATCATACTGAGTATTACAATCTTTGGCATCCTAACGAGCAAACAAGAAGTATTTCTAATGAAATTTTTACTAGAATTACTAAAGCAGTAGGGTTTAAAAAGTATCCGTCAAACGCTGATTACTTTGTCGGTAAGGAACTGGTGCTTGGTCTGAAAACTGTAGATGAAGCCTGGCAAGATACAGATGGAAATGAAAGGACTACTACCAAAAACAAAGTTAAATTTTACAAAGCTAAACCAAGTGATTTTTCTACAAAAGAAGAAAAGACTGCGGAAGCTGAAATACCAAAACCCCCATTTTAAGATAAAGACCTACTACAACTTTAAGCTGTATGGAGATTGTAGTAGGCGCTTTACCTACCCTGTCCACGATATCTCAATTTAGTTGCTCGTCTTTTGTGTTTGTTTAAAGTAGAGGTTGATCGGTTTCTACATAAAGATTGACTGGTTTTTTTACCCCTAGATCCACAAACGCTTTCATGTTCTTTAAATGCCTTAATTTTTTGCATTATTGATAGACAACTTTTGTTTTATAATTTTAAATTTTAATATTAACTTCTTCCAAGTCACAGGATCTAGTTCTAACAATAAATTAAATGCTTCTATATTTCTATAGTAATGTCGATTTAGGCCATCAATCGTTTTTATGTGGTCTAGTGGTAATGCTAATATTTTACTGATATTTTCTGCGTCTATTTGTTCAGAGGTTCTCATAGAACTCAATTAGCTTAGACAAATACCATTTAGCTTTTTTTAGATCTTCTATATTTTGGTTTTTATATTTATGCCTATGAACATATTTGATAACGTTACCCTCTAAATAAGCTGGATAATAAGACCCTAATTGCTGCCGTATATAATCAATACATTCAACACTGCCTTTATTATAATGTGGTGGCTCTGATACCATATCTTGTAAGCTAGGCATTTTTATAATTTCTTTTAATTCATCTTCATTCATATTTCTCCTTTATTTAGTTTATGTTATGCGATATTAGGTTTTTTAGGCTCTCTAAGCTTCAATTCAATAGTATTTGGGGAGTTATACACGGTTGGCTGTTCTTTGCCTTCTATTACGTCTTTATATTGGTATAAGGCAGCTTCTAGTATTCCCCACCCAGCATCTAAATCGTACTCAGATAGTTTGAAAATTTTACTAGCAAAAGGTGCTTTTTTTTCTTGAACGACAAAAATAAAATCTACAACTTTGAATCCAGCTTTTTCATAGGCACGTTTATACCAAGCCGCTTGTAAATCATAACTATATTTTTTTACAGAATTGGTAAAACCTTGGACAGAACAATCAGCTGTAGTTTTATAATCTACTAAAATAATCGCTTTACTTGTGTAAGGTGTTTGGATTGGGTGTCTTAATACATCTGATTTTACTTTTAATAAAACATCTTTCTCCCACCAAAAGATTGCTCTTTCATAAGGCGAATTAAAAACACTTGGATATTCGTTTGAGTTTGGTCTCAGTAATTTTTTACCCTCAGCTATCAACGCTTCGTTCATTTGGAAAATAGCTTCTCGGTCTGAGTTATTTATTACGGTCAAACCTCGGCCTTCATATTCTCTTTTTAGATCTTTGTTTTGAGTTGTGTAAGGCGAACCTACTAAACACGCTACGTCTTTATTGAAAGCATCTTCGCCCTCTACTATTAAAGAATGAGCAGCAGTACCAAAACGTAACGCTGGACTATCTAACATCGGTTCTTCTAAAGCATGTATTTGACTTTGCATGAATCTTCTTATGGTAGATGAGGACAATCCTGGACACCTATGGTAAAAGTTATGATCCATATCCTCAAAGTATAAAGCGTCTCCTAAAATAACGTGATTGTGATCTTCAAGTAATTCAGGCAACTTCGGAACTGTCATCCTCATCTCCTAACTCTAGTGCTTCTTTACAAATTATCCTAGCTTCTTGACAAATCTTGATAATCTCTTTTGTTGTGCATTCTATCTCCCATCTAAGCCTTTCAACTTGTTCTTCTGGAGAAATAAAAACCCCATCTGCTATCTCTTGATAACCTGCTGCTAATTTTTTTTCTTTATCGACCATATTTGATCCTCCGACTTGTATTATATACTAATTTTATTTAAAATGTCCACTATTAGTAACAGAGGAGTTTCAAATAGTAAATAAAAAATCGCACTTCTTGCAAAAGTTCTCCTTGCAACATAAGAAGTTTTTTGGCCACAGAGGGAGCCAAGCGGTCAATCCCTCTGCTAAAATATAGATATGACTGAACAAGAAATAAATGAAGCAGTAATGAATACTGTAATAAATTTTGCAAAACTACCTAAAGAAGAAATGCGTAATGTCATTCCTTTGCTTACTAATATGGTAGAGGCAAAAGAAAGCTAAAACTTTCAAATTTAAGAGAATCATGCTTATAATGAGTCATGGACTTAAAAATTGTAAAACTATCAGAAAAATTTGACAAACCAACGGTATCAGA